TCTGGAGCGGTATTACCCTCAATACAGGTAACAGTTCCATCTCCATTATCCTTGACTACAATCCCGATATGTGAGATACGATCTACATTATCATTAGGAAAGTCAAAGAACACTATGTCTCCTGGAAGTGGCTGAGCAGTATCGCTTGCCTTCTCCCATTGGTCTTTCTTCATAAAGCCTGATGCTCCACCTGGTGTATACACACAGTTAGGAATCTTTAAACCAACTTCATTAGCACACCACATTACAAATGACCCACACCAAGGTTGGAAGTTAGCCTTTGTAAAGTGACCGTACTTTGTTTCATTATCTTTTGGTCCTTCAATAACACCAAGTTCACCTTGTGCTACTGCGATAAAGTCTGCACGTTGTCCCATTATTCTGCTGCCTTCTTATCAACCTTTGCAAATGCTGCATTGATTTCATCAGCGGTCAATGAGCCATCGTTTAAGAAGAAGCGAGCAAGGGCTTCAAGGACTCGTGCTGCACCAAGTGCACCAGCAAGAGTTGCTGCTTGCCATACTTCAATACCTACAAGAGAACCTGCACCGATAACACCTAGTGCTTCGGCAGCAATAACTGCACCAATTCTCATCATTACATTTTTAAATGTTTCCATCATCATCCTTTGGGTTACGTGCCGCGTATGTAACTACCCAAATAAGAGTTGTTACACCAATGGCATAGCCGACTACCGTCTTTGCCGAGCCATCTAATACGACCCAAGCAACAAACATCCCTAACAAGGTCCAAGCCTGATTAAGGAAATCTGAAAGTATCTTCTTCATTATGGTTTTCTCCTATACGTGGATGAGGCTGCTGCAGCGGATGCTGCTGCTGCGACTGCTGACTGTGTTGCTATCTGTCCCACGATTACCGCTGCCACTACTGTCTCAGTTGATTGCTTTCTTTCTTCTTCAGACATATCGGCACCGATGCTTGCTAATGCAAGTAAGGCTTGTGCTGGGTCATCAAAGATTGCCCCAATAAATTCTGCTGGAGATGCAAGCACTTCAAGTGCTGCTGCTACTTCGGCAGTAATAATTACTTCATTTCCGTGTGCATCTGTTCTAACTTCAACAGGAGTATCAGGTGGTAAGTCTTCATAAGTAAGACCTGCTTCTGCAATTGCTTCTGCTGTTACTGCTTCACCATCTGCTGCATCAATCAATGCTTCCACTGCTACTGCAATTTCTTCTGGTGTTGACTCTTCATCTACAACTGGTGGTGCTTCTTCTACTGGAGTAGGTGGTTCTTCAGCGGGTGCTGGGGGTTCTTCTTCAGGAGCAGGAGGTTCTTCTGCGGGAGGTTCTTCAGCAGGTGGCTCCTCTGCGGGAGGCTCTTCTGCTGGGGGTTCTTCGGGAATTACCGCTGGCTCTTCTGGTAAAACTGGTGGTTCTTCAGGAGGTATGATAATCTCTACGGGTGGAATATCTATCGGGTCTGGTTGTGGTTCTGGGCGCGGCCTTGGTTCTGGCTGTGGCGTTGGCGTTGGCTCAGGTGACGGGGTTGGTTCTGGCGTCGGTGTTGGTGAAGGTTCTGGGGTTGGTAGCGGTGTTGGCTCTGGTGTGGGCGCTGGTGTGGGCGCTGGTTCTGGAACTACTGGAGTAACTGCAGGTATCAGGTTACTACTTAAAGTATAAGTACCTATTGGTCTCTGGTTTGCAACTACAAAATCGTATGATGTAGCACGGATTGTATAAGTGTCAGGAGTAGCAACACCTTCTAACCTTGAAGCATAGTAGTTAGTTTGTCCATTATGATTACCGTCATCATTTTGGGAAATGATAGTTCTTGTATCGGGTGAACCACCTCGGTATAGAACAATCCAAGAGTCAACCCAGTCAACTCGCTCAACTGTTACAGAATTAACTATTTCAAAACGTGGTCCAGTAGTGGTGGTAATTACATAGGGAGTTGTTGTATCTACTACAACTACGGTATCAACGTAAGTAACTTCATTATTAAGAACAACGATTACATCTTCTGCTCTAGCGTAAGATAAAAAGAAAAGGTTTCCTGCAAGTGCTACACAAAATGCTGCAAATAAATTTCTACTTCTTCTCACAAAGGAGGATGTAGATTTGGTCAACGCGGTTCTCCACTCGGCTAAGGCGTCCCTCTAAATTGTGTCCCCCGTTGCCATCAGGCTTTAGTTCAGACAAGTAATGCTTTACCATCCATCGGATGGAACCAGTAAAACTTGCTACGATAGTTGCTACTGCGACTGCTAATCCAGCCCATTCTGTTGCACTCATTAGACTGTCCTAATAGTTATCTCAATGACTCCACCAAAACCATCAAAGCGTTTGTCAGGTGGTGTCATACGGGTGAATGTAACTTGCTCAATAATTGCTTGACGTGATTCAGCAGTAGTTAAATCTTGCCACGTAAGTACGTCACCAGATTCTTCTATCTGTTCTAGCAATCTGATTCGCTCAGATGCTCTGCCTTCAAAGCCAACCAATGTGTTGTAACGGTCTGTCTCTACATCAAAGCAGTAGACAGGAAAGCGCATTACGCGCTGACGTGGAGTAGCGATAGTAGCCTTTGCTTGATAGCCCTTGAATACAGGACCTAAACTTGTTGTTGTAGCATCACGACTTAAGACAAACTTATATGCAACATACTCTTGAGCAGTTGCTGGTGTAGATGTAGTAACTTCTACTGGACTAATGGTTGCATCATATGAAATGTGGTCATACTCTGTGCCATCTTTGTCTACAGTTTCTAGAACCATAGAGCCATAGGTAAAGTCACCGCGTCCAAGAAGACGCTTAAAGTTCTTAGGCTCTAGTGTTCCATAGCGGATGTTACCTGTAGTAATATATCCAGATGTAATTAATGTAGATGCTGATTCAATATATACGTGACCATTTTCAGCAGAAGCATATGCTGTAGAGAAAGCAAGTTGGCTAGTGCCATCGGCAAAGGCACACGATGTAGTAACGTGACCAGTAACACCTGTGTAGTACACATCGTTTGCGTAAGCAAAGCGTAGTGTCTCTAGTTCGTTACCTAAGTCAATGCGAATAACTCCTGGCTCACCAGCCACAGATGTGGCACACCATACATAGTGGTCACGAGTAGCAAAGTCATAGCAAGGTTGAGTTGTTTCTACAATGAGTGGGCCATAATTGATTGAGCCATCAGCCTCAACGGATGCGGCTCTAATTCCCTTGTTGGTTCCTATCATTAAGTAACCAAGATAGTAGTGAATCTTGTGGACAATCTCACCCACTGGCAACTCTGCTGCTACAACTGCTGATGTTAGTGTTGGCATCACGCCTGCTGTAGACAGGGTAAACTTTTGAATTGTAGATTGAATGCCATTGTATCCAGATACATAGATCGCTGGGCCTGAAGCTGCTATAGATGTATAGACATAGCCAGTTGCTGGGTGTGTGTACAAAGCTGTAGGCAAGGCTGACGCTGAACTAGATAGTTCATAGATAGAGTTATTAACAGCCATCACAATACGTTCTTTGACATATTCCATTACAGCATTGGTGATAACTACACCAGTAGCAGTGAACATAGTTGTCTCATCTGCCGTGCTTGCTGAAGAGCCAGTCAATGGCTTCTTAAACATATGGAGTTTATTGGCACCACCTGCTGTAGCATTAGTAACCCAGTAAGCAGTTACGCCATCATCACAGAGGGCACGAATAGGCTCAGCGCCACCAGTTAGATAGTCAATAAAGTGTGTGACTGTTCCATCTGTTGCAATTTTATCTGCATCATACTCATCGTGCATAAGCACGCCTGATGTTGTATTCCATTTGATTGAACGAAGGTATTGATTAGGGCGACCATTACTGCGGATAGGTCCAGTAGTGATGTGCTCTTCAACTGAATCTTTAAGTAGAGTTACCTGTCCCTTAGTCCATACATTGACACCTTTGCTATCAGAGAAACGATAGTGCCCATTCTCGTCAGTAGTTGCTGGGTCATAGAAGTTAATACCATCACCTGAGTGAAATGACATCTGACTTCTAATCCACCAACCAGTAAGTGATTGCTCACCTGGCTCTGCTCCATTATCAAACTGGTCTTTTTTAAAGGGTGCAGTCTGGCGGATATATGGACGTGCGTCATTGATTGCATAGATGAATGGAATACCACCAATTGCTACATCATAGGCAACATCAGTGTTCTGCCAGATAGCATTGGAAGATACGACACCAACGTCAACGGCAATAGCCCGTTCCGCACGTCCCTCGGTAATATCACGACCAGCGATGGCACACCTCCACTAAATAGTTTTGAATTTAATTACTTGCTAAGTGCTGCGATTTCGTCAGCAGACAAACCTAGTGCTGCTAACTTTGCTTCTGCAGATGCTTTGGCTGTAGCCACTGCTGCTGCTTCTGCTTCTTTTGCTGCTTGCTCTGTTGCATATGCTGCTGCATCTGCTTCACGTTGAGCGATTTCTGCTGCAGTTAGGTCACGAGTAGTGACTTCGCCTGTCTCGCAGTTTACTTCAATTGCTGTTGGTGTTGTCATTTGTCTCCCTTTCTAAAGGATACCGTAGAGTGTTGCTGTGCTGTATTGTACAAAAGATTTGGTGCTTGATGGTGTTAAAGTTATTTGATTTATAGCACTTGATACTGACCACAAACCAGCAACAAACATCATATAAGAAGTTGCTGCATTGTTTTCTGCTACCGAGTCTGTTGAATAAGATTTATAATTAGAACTTGTGTAATTTGGAATATAAACATCAGCATTGCCAAATGTATTTGCGGTATCATTGGCAGCATCAATGTATGCAACATAACTTGTTGTGGTTCCCGATGTAGGACCAGCACCATTTCCCTGTAAATATTTTACAGTTGGAACAGTTCCAGAACCATTAAATTGAATAAAACAAGAACCATCTATTGATGCGTTAGTTTCTCTTAATGAAAGTTTTAAACATAAATCTGTATAACCTTGTGGGATAGAAGTAAAATCAATAGTTGATGAACCTGCAGAACCCACGGTAACAGAAGCAATCTTAAATAGTTGAAGAGCCATTACTTGTATGCCTCTATTCCGTAGAGTTTAAAGGTAGAGCCTGATGCAATATTATTTGCTGAGCATTGAATATCTAATCTAGATATAGCGGATGTTGACCGATATAAATTCACCCAAGCCTGACTTTGTAGTGCAGCATTGTCGTGGCGCACTAAATTAGTTTTATTTGTAGTTGTATTTGCATAGTCCATAATGTGACTAATCACAGTTGAAAAAACACCAGCGGTAGTATTTGCAGAGGCAATTTCACCAAGTCTTCCAAAATTTTGACCTGATTGACGAGATGAAGTGGTAGTTGAGCCATCGCCTTGCATTTGTGTATTTGAGTATAAAGCAGTTGTATCGTTATTAAAGTAGTTCAAAAGTGTTACCGACCCACCACCTGAATATGTTCCACGAACAAAACAAATTAAAATTAAATCAGTAAACGTTGCTGGTATAGAACTAAATGTTACACTTGCTGATGCACTGCCAAGCGTTTGACTTTGAATTAAGGAATAAGTTGCTGTCTTTGCCATTGTTACCCCTTAATTCCGTAAAGAGAAAAGCGTGAGTATTCATTAATTGTGTATGCTGATGCAGATGTAAATGTAATAGAAGTAATTGCTGCTGTATTCATCCATAAACCAGATTCTAAACTTACTGAGCCAGTTCCATTCTTATCATCACCCGCTAAAGAACGAGTTGTTTTATATTTATTTGTATTATTGTAATCTAATATATCTAAAACAAATCCAGTAAATACATTTGCTGTTGCAGATACACCTTCTTGACGTTGGATACGTATAGTCCCTAAAGATGTAGCATTGTTAGAACTTGCTGATGAACCATTTCCACATATGTGATGTATCGCGTAATTGCTTCCAGTATCAGAATTAAAAGTAAATGCTAAAGAAGAAACTGTAGCCTGTTTTACAATTCCTCTAATTTGTAAATGCTTGTATCCTTGTGGGATATTGCTAAGAGTTACGCTAGATACACCACCTGCCCCTACTAAGGTAGAAGCAATAGTCTCCATATAGTTATTGTTAGCAGATAGGTTATCATACTTAGTACCAACTAGACCTGAGTTTGATATTGTTGTAGTAGCCATTATACCTCTGCTCGGATGCCGTATAGAGTTGCTGTTGAGTATTGTACAAAAGTAGTTGATTGAACAGAACTTATAGAAAGACTTGATATGGCAGTTGCATTAGACCATAAACCAGCATACAAGTTTGTATAAGCACTATTAGCAGCACTTGCATTGTTTTCGCTTACTGTTTCTGATGAAAAAGATTTATAGTTAGAACCAGTATAACTTGGAATATAAATTTCAGAATTACCAAAAGTGTTAGCAGTTGCATTAGCAGAACTATCTGTCATTATTTGACCAGTTGATGCTGTATCGCTATAAACAGCAGCACTGTCTCCATAAATACGGCGATATGTATACCCAGTAGTAGAGCCATTAAATTCAATTTTCCAGTCTGTTCCAGTTGCTGTTCTTGCACTTCTAGAACTTATTTTTAAAACCAAATCTTTGTAGTTTTGTGGAATGTTTGTAAATGAAATAGTAGCAGAACCACCAGCACCTACCGTCACAGTGGCTAGTTTAGAAAATGTAAATGCCATTATGCCGCCTTTATTCCATAGAGGGTGAAGGTTGAACCTGTAGAAAATGTATAAGCACCCTGCGCTCCAATAATTATTGAAGTAATTGCTGCCGTATTTCGCCAAAGATTTACACTTGCTTCTGTATATAAAGAAGAACTTCTACTTAAGATAGTTTTATATGTAGTGGTATTTGAATAATTCATAACATTAATTACATATGTACTTGGAGTCGTATTACTCATTCCTCCAATTTGTCCACCAACCCAGTTAGATGTTCCAACACTGTTAGTTGTTCTTGTTGAACCAGCAGCCGCTCCTGTTCCATATAAAAATGTTTGAGAATAATTTGTACCAGAAGTGTCACCATTGAACGCCATATATGCACCACCACCATTATTAGAAATGGTGCTATTGCACACAACAATTAAATCAGTATAAGTTCCTGAGATGCTAGAAAATGTAACACTATTAGCAGCACTTGTTAAAGTATTTGTAGCAATAGGTGTATATGTAATAGCCATTATTTAATTCCATACAGAGCGAAGGATGAGTATTGAGTAAAAGTATTTATAGCCGCAGTAAGTGTTATTGTGCTAATTGCGCTAGTGGACTGCCATAAGCCCGAATAAAGACCAACAACACCAGCGCCGTTTGTATCGTAACCACCTAAAGACCTAACAGTTTTGTATTTAGATGTATTGGCATAATCCAATATGTCTATAATGTTTGGAGAAAATGCAGAGGATGTAGGTGTTGCTAGTGAAAATGGGCTTTCAATAGATGTTTGTGTTGTGCTTGCACTTGAATAAACACCGCCACCATTTGTATATAATCTATGGGTCGCATAGTTTGAGCCAGTATCAGAGTTAAACCTTACAACAGCACCACCATAATCATTACTCGTATAATATATTTGAGTAATTGCTCTAATCTGCAAGTGTGTGTAAGTACTGGGAATAGAACTAAAAGTAATTGTGGCTGAACCACCAGCACCTACTGTTGTAGTTGCAATAGACTCATACGAACCAGCATAGATTGCATCGTTTCCCGCAAGCAACGACTTACTCTTGGGAAACCCCTGCGTAATAGACGAAGTTGCTATACGGGAGTTAGCCATCTGTTAGGACTCATCTCCGTAGGCGTGGAATGAAACAGTTGCAGTTGATGCGTAGACAGTTACAACGTCTGTAGTTGCTAATGTGATACCAAGTGTAAGAGCAGTAGTATCAGCAGCACCAACTGTTACATCATAGGCTACATAGTGAAGTGCAGCCAGTGTTGCACCAGCAGGGCGTACAGCCACACGGAATGTAGCAGATGTAGATGCTTGGTTACAGATAGTAAGTGATGAGATAACTGCACTCTTAGCAGATGGAACTGTATAGAGTGTCGTTGCTGTTGTTGCAGATGGGTTTACTTGCCCAAGTACTTTCTTTGCCATTTGTATTTCTCCTTAGTTTCTTAGGCGCCCATCATCATAAAGATGTCGGCTGTTGGGTCGGTTGTTACGGTTGCCCAGGATGCTGAGGTTCCGTCTGTTGTTAAATACTTTCCTGAGTTACCTGTCTGTGATGGCAACGCATTAACTGTACCCCAAGATGAAGTAGTTCCATCTGTGGTCAGATACTTACCTGAGTTGCTAGTTTGGCTAGGCACTACATATTGAGTTGAGTCTGTTGCTACCAAAGTTTTGCTTGATGGAATTGTAGTTCCATTAATAGATGTGGCGGTAGCCACACCAAGAACAGGTGTTACAAGCGTAGGGCTTGTATTCATTACAAATGTTGAGCCAGTGCCAGTCTGTGCTGCAACGCTAGTTGCTGCTCCTACGGATGTAATTGGACCAGTTAGATTTCCTGGAGCAATAACTGCTGTATCAATATAACCTTTAGTTGCAGCATCAGTAGATACTGTTGGAGTTCCAAGACCAGTAATTTTGTTGGTACCCATAGCAATGGCACCAGTCATAGTGCCACCAGCGAGAGGCAACTTAGTTGCAAGTGCTGTAGTTATTGTTGTTGAATAACTTGCATCATTAGCAAGAGCAGCAGCCAATTCATTAAGAGTATCAAGTGCTCCTGGAGCACCACCAATAAGGTCTGTAAGTTCTGTTTGAACATAAGCAGTTGTAGCAACCTGAGTTGTATTAGTATTGGCTGCAGCAGTTGGAGCAGTAGGAACACCAGTCAATGCTGGGCTAGCCAGTGGAGCGTATGTGCTTGCTGCTGTAGCAGTAGCCAATTTAGAATCAATTTGAGTTTGAATAGCAGAAGTAACACCATCTAAGTATCCAAGTTCAGTCGTAGATACTGTTGCAGATGGAGCAATCTTTGTCCAGTCAATAGCAGCAGATGCGTTAATATCAGCATCTACGATTGTATTGGTAGCAATGGCTGCTGTAATGCTAGCGTTTCCAGTGCCATCAAATGTACCTGATGTACCAGTGACATCGCCTGTAAGGGCTATTGTACGACCTGTAGCAAGGGCTGTGGCTGTGGCTGCATTGCCTGTAGTAGAACCAGATGAGCCAGTTACATTGCCAGTTACATTTCCTGTGACGTTACCAGTTACGTTACCTGTAATGTTTCCAGTAAATGTACCAGCAATAGTTCCAGCACCAGTAATGGTAGGAGCAGAAATTGTTGGGCTAGTTCCAAGAACGTTAGCACCAGAGCCAGTTGAGGTTGTTACACCTGTTCCACCATTTGCTACTGGAAGAGTTCCAGTTACGCCAGTTGTTAGTGGAAGTCCAGTTGCATTAGTTAGAACACCAGATGCTGGAGTTCCAAGGGCTGGAGTAGTCAGTGTTGGACTAGTAAGAGTTTTGTTTGTAAGTGTCTGAGTGTTAGTTGTACCAACTACAGCACCTGTAGCACCGTGTCCAGTTGTTGCCTCAACGTGGGTGTTGGCTTCGCGGTAATCGCGACCAATAGCCATATGGCGAACTACTGCACCAGCAGAGTGTGCCTGACCAGTTGAACCGTCAATGCCACGAGTAACTGTCAGCGTATTAGTACTGACAGCGGTGACATCTACAATTTCTTCAAGGGCTGTATCTGGGTCAATGACTACTGTGAAAGTTTCACCAGCAGTAATTGTCACACCACCAAGGAGTGCTGTACCTGACACAACAGTGGCAGATGTACCTGATGATGTAAGAGCGCCTGTCAGTGTTGTTTGCTGAGAGCGTGAGGAGTATTTTCTAGTTGTCATTCAGGTTCCTTATCGGCGTGAGAAATGAACTCGTGGGGGATAGTTCTGTTGCTGTGCTTTTGTCTCTTCAGCAAGACGCTGTGAGTACAAGGCATAAAGTTGTTTTGTTGCTGTCTGTGATGCACCGTATGGACGCTTGCTATCTGTCTCATCAGCCTGTGGGCTAACCTGAGCAGCACGTGCTGGGTCAAGGAATGAGAGTAGACGATAGGCTGCGCCAAGAATTACTACATCTCGTGTAGATTCTGGAAGTCCAGTCTGTGTTGCATAATCTTGTGAGTTAGTTGTAAATGCTACTGGGTCAGTTGCGTAGACAATCTTAACTGTGCGTCCAGAGATTGGGGCTTCGCCCAATGTGATTGTCTGCACATTATCAGTACCAGATGTATAACCGAATGCTTCTGGATTTGCTACGGCATCAAAGTCATACTTACGAATTGGTCGCCACTCTTTAGATGGACCAATATCTTGCCAGTGTACAGTCAAGATGTTCTTGATGTTTAGGTTAGCAAAAGCATATGTAGATACTGCTGCATTGAAAGTAAATGTTGTTGTCTTCATTGCGAAGATGCTTGAACCAAGAGAACGGATGGTGTCATTGATTGCTCGCTTGATATTAAAACGTGGGAAGGTAGGAGCAATAGTTACCTTGGCATCTGCTGTGTGAGTTGCTGCTGTTGTACCTAGGTATCCGCGACCATATGGAGCCACTGTCGCTGTATTAGCAACGCGGTCATATGAGTCAACCCATAGGAGTTCTTCGTCAATTTCTACAATACCCTTGCCAAGTGATTCAGTTGAACCAAGACTTAAGACCAAAGGGGAAGCAGATGATGATGTGGTTGTGCTTACTGCAGATGAGATGTAAGTTGTTCGGTCTTGCTGGAATGTGTAACCAGCGAGGTTGACCTGAACCTCATCCATCATATTGGCTAGAGTAGTTGTCATTAGGCGTTTATGCTCCGTAATGCAGCAGGTGCTGCTAGTCCTGTAGTTCCAGCAAGTTCATTACAGATTCCGTCAATATCCTTAAACTTATCCCGTGTGCGTGATGATGATGCTTTGATATTAAGAGCGCCGACAGTTGCAAGTCCAGTGGTGCTAGCCCACTTATTAGCAGCACCCTGTTCATCAAGGTATTGTGCTACATCAGTAATACCTGCAAGACGATTAAGTTCTTGAGTCAGGCTGCTACCTGCTTTGCCTAGTGCCATTGTTTAGCCTTTCGTATAACGTTTTGGTAATACCAAATTAGATTGTTTTTGTGACCCACTAAAGAATGCGTTGTAGTAATGTTCATCAAAAGAGAACCGCTTCATATGTGGAACTGTTGCTCCTGTGTGACACCAGACTGGTACTTCAGCCTTATCACATAATGCAAAGAAATATATGTCCTCACCCATAAAGGACTTGTTAACACCAATCTCAGTAAAGATTGGAGCATCTGGGACTGCTTCTAAAATCTTTGTAATTACGTTGCGATGCATCAGGACGAATCCCATACCCGCTGCACCTACCTGTATTAACTTGTCCTTAGGCATTGGGTGCATCCGCTTGATTCCTACAACACCATCTGCCTCTGCAAATTCAAAGATAGTTGGCATTGGAATCATCAATGGTTCTTCAGGTGTATCAGTTGTGAAGTACACACCAGTAAGTAGTGGACGCTTCTCGGCGTCTCGGTTATCCCAAAGTAATTTAAACTTTTCAGGGCTAACCACAACATCTGAGTCTAGCCATAGTAGCCAGTCAGACTTGTTGTTCTCATACCAATACTTAACAATAGTTTCTCTTTGTCTGCCAATTTGATTGCCCTGACTACGCAGAGATGTTTCAAATTTAAGACCAGAATGTAGAAGTACATCTACCATTCCTTGAGTAAACTTACCATCTACCATTCCATTGTCGCACCAAGCGATAGATACTGTTTCTTGTGCCATTGTCCCCACCTTAATTACATCTTCTTTGAGTTATAAGCCTTGTCTTGCTTTGCTGTTGATGTCTTTGAATAAGAGAATCCACCAAGTCCTGGCTTTGAAACGTTTGCCTTTGCAGGTTTTGCTTTTGACTTTGTCTTGTGAATAGGTGAAGCACTCTTATGGTCTTTTGCCATCTTGCGTGTTGATTTTCCAGTAATTGTTACTTTTGGCATTTCTTTCTCCTTATTTTTTCTTGGATGCTGCGTTGTCTACTAAGTTTGGATATGGTCTTCCAGCCTTCTTAGCAGAAGCCTTAGCCTTTGCTTTTTGTGCTGGAGTTAATGGTGTTGATTTCTTATTGGGATTCTTCTTATCCCAGAATGCTTTCTTCTTCACCATTTCACCTTATCTGCCCAATATGCTGCTGACATTTTGCCTTTAGCAATGTTCTTTGCGTGACGTGCTTTGAATGAAGCCTGACGTGCTGTTGGCTTCTTGTCACCAGTAACACCTTGCTGTCCGAAACGAATGGTCTTGACTTGGTCTCCAGACTTAGCAACAACAACGTGTGATTTGGTTGGATGGCTAGGTGTACGCTTGGGCTTATTAAAGCCTGATACTCCTGCTCGTTTAAGTCTTGAGTCTGCCATTTACTTCTTCTTTGCTTTGCCAGCCTGTGAAAGAGCAATAGCAATTGCTTGCTTCTTGTTCTTTACAATCTTGGCTTTCTTCGGACCCTTTGGGTCAACTCCAGCGTGAAGAGTTCCACGCTTAAATTCGCCCATAACTTTACCAATCTTCTTCTGTGCTGGTGTTGCTTTCTTCATTATGGTCTCCTCACACCAGGAGTGGTACGAGTTGAAGGTAAAAACATTCCTGGGTATTTTGCTTCAAGCGCTTTCTTAATATCAGCATCACGCTTAGCAACACCACTAGGAGAGTTATCTTTTTGCAATTGTTTGGCTGCTGCCTCACCTCTTAATACTTTAGGCTTGGAAGTTGGTCCAGATTTTGTTATTTCTTTTTTAATAGCCTCTAAGTCTTTTTTGGAAGCCTTCATTGTAGGCATTTTTACTGGATAATCCATTTACTTCTTCTTGCCCATCTTCTTTGGAGCAGCCTTCTTCTTTGTGCCGTATTCCTTCTTACGCATAGCAGGAGATTCTTTCTTCTCGTGCATTTTCATCATTGACTTTGACTTGTACTTCTCACCCATAACTGACATTTTATACTCCTAGTTCTTTCATTACTTCTGCGGATTTGTGGTTTATATCTTTTGCTTTAGGCATACTGTCTGCGTTATAGGCTCTGCCCAAATGCTCTGACGCTTTATGTGCTTCTTCTACGTGACGCATAGTGGTACCTGCAGGTTGTATACCTTGTGCTCTAGCATCTCGGTAAGCCTGTAATTCAGCGTTCCACTTCTTGTCTGGTATATCTCGTTTAGCATCTCCAGAGTTCATCTGAAGACTCATACCTTTACAACCAAAGCAACCCTCAACATAAGTTGGGTGTGCTTCCCAATGCTTTGCCATATTCGTCCCTACTGTGCCGTGAAGTTTGCCTCTGTAATTCCTACACCTGCTGCAATTAATTCTGCTTTTCTTGCATCATCTACTGTGTGGTTATATCCACCTCTATAGATTACGTCATAGTCTGCTTGGTCTTCGTCAACTATGTAACGTACTTGTGACCAAGTTGCACCAGACTTGACGATTGTTATTCCCTTGCGTAACTTGGCAAAGTAAAACAAGCGGTGTCCACCAGATGGACCCTCAAGTACATATGGTGTTTGGAATGTATAATTTGCCATTGTTCTCCCTAATGAACTTACCGATAAACAGGGGTTTCCCCCTGCCTATCTGTCAATCAATTAAGCGATTGATGAACCAGATTCAATGCGGTATAGTGCTTCTTCACGGTAACGTGCAAAGCCTAGAACGCCGTACCAACCCATTGGGCGGTGACGCATCAACTTGTCCACTACTGGACCGATGACTACGTGTGGTTCTTCAGCAACGGCTTCTGCCATTGCTTGCTGTCCTGCGAGGATTGTGCGGTACACCTTTGCAGATGAAGCACCGTCTGTTGCAGAGTAAAGACGTGGAGACTCTA